GAAAAAAGGGCAGTATTAATTTACAGATCGTATATAATCTTTACGGGCCGATGTGTATATATTTATATAACACACCACACCACCACTTCATACCTTATCTAAAAATTCTTTACCATCGACAAAGTATATACATATATTTGGCTACCGTAATTTCATTTTGTATATTCAATATATAACAAAAATATAAAACTATGAAAAAACTGTTACTACTATTACTATTTATCACCAGCAACCTCTTTGCTCAAGACACAATTAAACTAAAAGACTTCAGTACATGGAGTATTACACCATCCTTTTCCACATCACATGGAAACATGGATGTTAATAATCTAGTACCAATCAATACCTTTAATCCAGGTTTTGATGTAAACATTAGAAAACAATTATCACACTTTACTAGTATTCAGGCATCATATACTAATACTACTCTACAAACTCAAGATGATAAATTAAAATACACATCACACATCAATCAATTAGATGCTCGTTTATGTTTTAATTTAACTAATGGTTTTATTATTGATAATTGGAAACGTACCCAACTATATGGATATATAGGTTATGGTATTCTTTGGTACAATGCTACTCGTGATAATTTAGATCCTCATAAAGGTACTACCCGAGTAATTCCTATAGGGGTAGGCGTTAAATATAATGTTAATAACCATTTATCTGTTGTTTTAGATGTTAATTATAACCAGTCTAATACCGATAGATTAGATGCTTATATAAATTCTTTAACGGCTAAAGACGGTTATTCTAAAACTTCATTAGGTATTACTTATACATTTGGTAAGAAAAAGGTCCTTGAATGGAGTAATCCATACCCGTACACATCTTCTTTTGTTCATTCATACGATACAATTGTAATAATTAATCACGATACTGTAGAATTTTTACAGAAAGAAATTAAAGGTCCTGAATCTATAGTAATTTATTACGAATCAGGTAAATGGGATTTAGATGAATCCTATTTAAATAACATAGATAGTTTAATAGCAAAAGCTCAATTTGAAGATAAAGATATATATATTGAATCATACACCGATACCGTGGGCTCTAATAAGCGTAATTTAGAAATAGTACTCAAACGTGCAGGAATCATATTTCAGTATATTAGAGATTTTTATCCTTCAGAAAGAATAAAAGCTAAAATGCATGATGAATCATATGCTATAGAAACAGATAATGCTCTTAATCGTAAATCAATTATTAAAATAATTAAATAAACTTATTATGTCAAAAAACAGCCCAAAACAAAACTTCGAATGTCTTAAAGAATGGTTAAATTTTATGAAATTTAAACCTAGAGCAAAACCTTTAAAAAACGCTCACAATTCTGTTGGTGATTTTATGAAACATGGAAAAGCGATTTAAGCCGCTTAAACAAATCTCCTTAGAGGAGGCAGAAGGATATGTCTCCGTAGAGGAAGACCTTAATAACAACTTTATATGTTATTATACTATAAAATCTTTTAATGATGATGATTGGAATAATATAACATATTATACTGCTCGTTCTAAAAAATCTGTACCTGATGTTGGTGAAGGTAAAGAAATAATTTATATTATGTCTAATATATCTATTCCTGGTTTATTAAAAATTGGTTATACAGGTAAATTAGCTGAGAAACGTAGGAAAGAATTATCTAAAGCAACAGGTGTTCCTACCCCATTTAAACTTGAGTATATATTTAGATTACATGGGCGTGGAGAGGAAATGGAGAGGGAGATTCATCGTTATCTAGAACATAAACGTAATTCATCACGTCGTGAGTTCTTTGATGTGTCTATAAATGAAGCTATAGCTGCTATAAAAAAGATTAGTGAAAATTATATTTAGTTTGATTTTCTAGAATATTTATATTATATTATTAACCAATTTAAAATTATAAACAAAAAACAAAAATGAAAAACCTATTTATTTTAGCTGCTTTTGTAGCTACATTTGCTATGTTATTAGCATCTTGTTCATCAACCTCAACTGAGGCGCCAACTTGTACTAGTATTACAACAGTAGATACACCAAGTGTTGATTCTATTGCTGTTGATTCTATTACTAAGTAATAACTAGAGATTGCCTCATATATTTATTTTATATGGGGCAATTTCTTTACTTACATGAACTTGAATAAAATATTTGACTTATTTGATAAGGAATATAACGCTAATGATGAATCATTATTGTTAGTTGATTTTTCTGAGCATCCCCTTTTTTGGATAGGTGGTTTTAATAAATTAATTAGCAACCATTTATTTTTTAAACAATACACTGTTAAGACTTTTAAAAACATATCTCCGGATATCAATATTGAGGAATTGGAAAAAGCTGGAGAAGAGTTGATGTTTAGAAAAGCATGGGATTATATTAAATATATTAATTTAGATAAAATATTTCATGTTGAATGCCTTAAACTTAAGGCTGATGAACAGTTCATAAAAAATTTACAAATAGCTATTTCATTTTTTGAAGCGCTTGAAGAGTATGAAAAATGCGCACTATTAAAAGGAATTCAAGATAAGGTAAAGAAATTTTTAGATTAGTTTGGCTTCCCAAATATTATCACGTATATTTTAACTACGGGTTTTAAGGAAGAGAATATGAAATAAACGGATGACGTGTAAATAAGTAAAACAGGTATAAGGAATAAACTATAAATAAAATATATGAGAAACAGAGAAGCAACATTACGTAAACTTGACAGCGTTGAGTCTAATTTAAACAGAATGACACTTACATTAAATCAGGGAGACCGCGATGCATGTTATGAAGTTATTGGAGCAATTCGTGAACAAGTAGAACAACTTAAAATGTATATTGAATCAGAACCTATTACAGGTAGTGAATTAAATCGTATATCTTAATAAACCAATTAGTTATGAAATTATCAGCAGAACAAATTCAAGAAAATTGGATCGAATTTATGTCCTACATTGAGACATATATTTCAGAACCACGTAAAACCGCTTTAAGAAACTTTTATGAGAAATATGCAGAACGTATAATGCTTATGCCTGCATCACATAAAAAAGAATATCACAATGCTTTCCCCGGAGGATATATCGAACACGTTAACCGTGTTATTCAAGCTGCCTTAAAAATTAACTCAGTATGGGAAGATTTCGGAGTAAATAAAAATTATACTATTGAAGAATTGGTATTCTCAGCTATGAATCACGATTTAGGTAAAATGGGAGATGAAGAAAATGAATCTTATATCCCACAAACTGATCAATGGCGTAAAGATAAATTAGGAGAAGATTATACATTCAATACTAAACTTGAATTTATGACTGTTCCAGATCGTGGTTTATATTTACTTCATCAACATGGAATAGATTATACTAAAAATGAATGGTTAACAATTAAATTACATGATGGATTATATGATGAGTCAAATAAACCATATCTTATGTCTTGGGCACCAGAAACTAAAATACGAACTTCATTAGTACATATTGTTCATCAGGCAGATTTTTTAGCGGCTAAAATAGAATTTGAAAGAGAATGGATACCTAAACTAACAGGTAATTTGGCTCCCCAGAAAAAGGATAGTACATTAGAAGATAAATCTTATAAAAAACCAACAATTAAAACTAAAGCACTTAATAATATTAAGAGTGAAGGTTTAAAAAATGCAATGAATGATTTTTTTAAAGATTAATAAATAATAAATTTAAAAATAAAGGTTGTAAGTTCACGCTTACAGCCTTTTAATATTTAAACCTATGATGGCAATTATATCAATACTTTCTACTCTTGTAGTAATATTAATTTTTATTAATTATAACTTATTACGAAAGAATGAAAAATGTGAAGACATTATTAAATCTTATGAGAATTATATGATTAATTTATCTAATACAATCACATTCTCAGAACAAAAAATTAAAGAGATAGATAGTAAAGGAACATTTACTAGTGATGATGAAGTAGGATACTTTTTTCAACAACTAAAATATCTTCAGGAACAATTAAATAATTTTAAAATCAAATAAATATGAGTAAAAATTATTTTACCCAAGATACTGAAGATGCTATAGTAGCTTATAATTTAAGTTTAGATTTTGCTGAACGTAGTAAAATTTATAATGATAAAATCCACTATGCATTCTTTAAACTAACTCAAAATATTATTCATACATTTAAGTTTTATTATACAGAAGTTGAGAATATTGAAGATTTACAACATGAAATTGTAGTTTTTTTATTAAGTAAAATACATTTATTTGACCCATCTAAAGGAGCTAAAGCATATTCATATTTTGGTACTATTGTTAAACGTTGGTTAATTTTATATAATGAGAAAAATTATAAAAAACGTGTAGTGTCTGTTTCTGTTTTATCATTAGAAGAAGATAATAACCACTCTTATGTTATTGAGGAAAATAATTCACCTAGTGATAAATTAGGTCATAATGATAAAATATCATTCTTTACAGATTTATATATAGATTATTGTACTACAAATATTTATACTCTTTTTCCTAAAGAAGGTGATGCTAAAATAGCTGATGCTATACTTGAATTATTTAGGAAACGTGATAGTTTAGATGTATTTAATAAAAAAGCATTATATATCTATATAAGAGAAATGGTAGATGCTAAAACACCTAAAATAACTAAAATAGCAGATCGATTACATAATATATATAAAAAAGGTTATATTTTTTATTTAGAAAACGGATATATAAAATTTTAATAAATTTAGTATTTATAACAAATAAATATATATACAATTATGAATAGTTTAGATTCTGATATTTTTGGTGATAAAAAATTAAAAGATATTTTCCAAGAAATTTATCAAAACCAAAAGAAAAAAGAAAAACAAATATCTACATTAATTGAAGAATTAAAACCTTTAATTGATGATATTGGTGATGCTACTTTAGTTGTTCCATTAATTAAAGAATATCTTGAAATAGGTGTTAAGAACGATGAACAACTTATTAAGATGGCTACTATTATTCAGCGTTGTTTATCAAATGATATTAGTAAAGGTGGAGATAGTTATATAATTTCTGATGAAGAAAAAGCACAATTACTGGGTGAAATAAATAAAATTCAAGAAAATATAAAACAAGATAATAAAGAATAATGGGGCAGGGAGATTTTGGTTTTAGTAGTTTAAATAATAATCTAAATCTATCTAATAATAATGGATTTGGAGTATCTACATTATCTAAATTAGATGATTTAATTGTTCCTGCTAGAGTAAAAAGTATTGTTTTAGATTCTTCTCATCCTAGATTTTTAAATTTAGGAGGATGGTCAGCATTAGGTGCTATTGAGTACGGATTAGTTACAGATGAATTAGCATCTTCTGAATTATCTATAGCATATCCTCTTAATCCTAATATTAAAAATTATCCTTTATTAAATGAAATAGTATATGTATTAGCTCTTCCTAACACAGGAATAGGAGAAAATAACTCATCTCAAAAATCGTATTATAAT